GTTTGAACGTCGTTTGAATGGTTGTTAAATGACCGGTTTCGGCTCGCGGAACTTCACTTTGAAGCGGCCGGCCTGCACGCCTTCCTCCCAAAGGTAGGTCAGCGGGGTGAAGCCGGGACAATCCAGGTAAAACACCCGCAGCGTCAGGTCAAGCTGCGGCAAATGCAGCGAGAGCCACCCCTTCTCGCCGGTTTTCAAAAAGGAGAGGAAGGACAGGTAGCGCTTCAGCCACTCCTGCTTGGTGGCGGCGTACAGCGCGAAGGTCAGGGTCACGTCGCGCGCGGCGTTGGCTACCGCGAGGGTATCGGAATATTTTTCCCCGTCCTCTTCGCGGATGTCCACCGCCGTATGCTCTTTCGTGCCGCTCGGGCACAGGAGCGCTTTCAGGTTGTCGCGCCCGCCTCTCTTCTCCTCCGTCAGGAATACGCCGTACTCCGTCCAGATGTCGGTGCCGTTGATAAGGAACAGCCCGCCCATGATTGATTCCATGCTCATGATGATTTCATTCTTAACCCGTCACGTATAATCCGTTTGATATCCTCTTTCATCTCGCCGAGGAAGCCGGCGCTTTTGCCGGTATTCTCCGCGATCTTCGCCAGGTGCCCCTCGGCACTGGCCATACGCCCTGCCACGTCCTCCGTCCGCTCGTCGATGCTCACCCAGTGGTTCAGGCCCGAGGTGAACATGCCCTCCAGCTTCGTGCCCTGGTCCCGCGACATCGCCGTGAAGCTGCCGGACTTCCCGCTCTGCGTCGTGGAGGAGGACTCCGTGATACCGGCGGCAGCGAACATCGAGTCCTTCTCCGCCTGTGCCGCGTTGAAGATATCCGTGTACTTCCGCCGCAGTTCGTCGGCTTCCTCTTCCGAGAGGATCCCGTCGCTCATGAACTCCGCGAAAACCTCTTGCCACTTCTTCAGTTCTTCGGAATAAGTACCGTCCACGACGGATTTCAGGATGGCGTTCTCCAGAAAAGAGTCCACGCTTGCGATCACGTCCTCCGAACCCGTCTCAAAGTCTTTCAGAAGATCCTTCATGCCGCTCTTGATGCTCTCGAACGACGTGTCCGTGATTGCCTCCTGCCATTGCTGCTGCAGCTCCAGCAGCGTACCCGCATCAGAGATATACTCCTCGAGCCACTCCGACTGGTCGTATTTGCCGGAATGCAGTTTCTCCCAGATGTCCGGAAGTTCCTGGAGCTTTGCGAGCTCTTCCGGGGAAAGTCGCCACAGGGCACCCGTGTCGCGTACGGACTTGCCCAGGTAGGAGGAGATACGGTCCCAGTCGCTGCCACTCATGGCCTTGCCGATATAGTAGTTGTTGGAATGGTGCGAGCTGTGGTAACCCATCTTCGCCTCCAGCATCTGCCGGTCGTTCTCGATCTTCTCCTTCTGTTTCTCGTAGGCGCTCCGGTAGTACTCCGTGGACTGCGCACCGCCCGAACTCTCCATCTCGTCCGTCAGTTTTTCAATGGCCGTTGTCAGGTACTTGTTGCTCTCCGTAAGGCGGTCCACCAGCGCGTTCACCTCCTTCGCATTGCCGTGGGAGGAGAACAGCCCGAAGCTCACCGTGTCCAGGATGTCACGGACACCGTAGAACAGAGAGCTGCCGATCTGCGTGAAGAGCTCACCGGAAAGGATGTTTTCCAGAATGCCGTTTACGGCACCGAGCACGGAATCGAGGATATCGCTCACCAGCGTGCCGATGCCCTCCTTCAGCACGTCAAGGATGGAAAGCACCGCCGCGATGATCTGGCCGATGATGCCCCCGTTTGAAAAGGTCTCGGCAAGGGTGCCGCCCACGCTGCCCATCACGCCGCCCAGGTTCTTCGTCGACTCGCCCAGTTTGCCCAGCCCCTGGACTATGCCGGCAAGGGAGCCGGACTTCAGGCCCTGGAGACCTTCGGCAAGCCCGGTGAGGGACTGTACGGCGTTCGTGCTGGAGGTGCGAAGGTCCTGCGCGGCCTTGTCGTTCGCCTCTGTCAGGGCGGTCACGCTCGCCGAAGCGGCGTCGAACGTCTCCTGCGCGGTGGCCACCAGTTCTTCCGCTTCCTTCATGGCGGCGGGGTCGCCGCTTTCCGTGGCTTTCTTCAGCTTCTCCTGGGCGGATACCAGGGCGTCGGCCGCGGCCTTCTCCCTTTCCTTCGCCTCCGTCAGCTCACGCAGCGTCGTCTGGTAAGCGGAAAGGTCGCGGGATACGTCACGGAACATGTTCCGGTTAATACCACCCACACTCCGGTCCTCCAGCTTCGCAATCAGCTCGCTGATCACCTGCTTGTCCTCGGCACTCGCGTTTTTATACTCGTCAGAGGCGGCGTACTTGCGCAGCTTTTCCAAAGTGGGACGCAGCTGCTCCTCGAGCAGCCCCCCGAAGTTGCCGAAAAGGCCGTCCCAGTCAATGTCGGCCTTCAGGCTGGCAGTCTCGGCGGCAGCCGTTTCTTCCTTCTGCTGGCGGGAAAGGCGCAATACCTCGGCATAGTTGCCCTCCTCCTGCGCCTTGCGGATTTTCTCCGCGTATTCCTCAGCGATGGCCAGCTTCTTCTGCTGGTACGTGCCATATTCCTTCAGGTAGTCGAGCATGGACTGGCGGGCAGCGTCGTTCTCTTCCCTGGTCACCTTTGCCAGGTCACCGTCACGTACCGCCGCGGCCTTCTCCCGTGCCTCTTTCAGGGAGGATTCCTGCTCGCCGGTCAGTTCGCCCTTCTGCGCGTCCTTCCACTTCTTCTCCTGGACGGCAAGTTCGGCGATCTCCTTGTCGTAGTTCAGGCGGATCTGGCGGCGGCGTTTCTCGCCGCTCTCCTTCAGAAGGTCGATTTCTGCCTGGCGGTTCTTCATCTGGAGCTTCAGAAGTTCCGAGGCACGCTGCTCTTCCGATTGTTTCTCCTTTTTGGCGGCATTCGGGTCGGGCTTCGCATGGTCACCCAGGTCGAACTCCCTGCCGATATTCAGATACTCCTCCTGCAGCTCACGCGCCTCGGCCAGATAGTCGTCGCGGACTTTCTCCGCCTCACGCAGCGCCTTCTCCTTCGCCTCCTTGTTGTATTCCGAGATCAGGGCCTGCGCGTCCACCTGCCCGTGTGACTCGCTCTGGGCCATGTAAAGCCCCATACGTGCGAACCAGCCCATCGAGCCGTCCACGTCTTCAGGCCGGCTCGCCTTGATCTCGTTCACCTTCTCGTCAGCCTCCGTGGCCTTGTTCACCAGGCTTTGCACCTTGGCCTGAAGGAAAAGCATCCGGATGTATTTCTCACCCTTCTGCTGGAGGATATCGTACCACTGGGCGATCGTGTCGTAATACCCGAAACTCTCGCCGTACTTGCGGTTCAGTTCCTCCACCTTCGCCTTCTCCTCGTCCTTCGTGCCGGTGAACTTCTTCAGGCTCGCCAGCGTGCTCTCGATCTCGAAACGGGTCCGGATCATCTGCGCGCGGCCGTCGGACTCGATTTTTACCCGTTCTTTCGCTTTTTCCGCCGCTTTTTCCTGCGCATCACTGTATTTATCCCAAAGGACAATAAGTCCCGTTATTACGGCTGAAAGGCCCAACGTAAGCGTGGCCATCAGGGCCTGCGCGGCACCGGTGGAAATACCTAAGGAGACAGCCAGCCGGGTATTGGCCGCAGTCAGCAGGTTCTTCATCTTGACGACCGTCACCAGCCGGAAAGCGGAATCCTTGTTCAGCGTATTGAACACCTGCTGCAACCCCATCGTGATGGCCATCACGCTCTGCACGCGCGTCTGGATCTTTGCCAGGTTCTCGTTTTCCGAAGCGAAAAGAGACAGCGCGCCGGTGGCCGTGGTGAACAGACCGGCAAGGCCGCTCACGCCCGACATGAAGCCCTGGAGGTTCGCGTCATCGTGCGAGAGGATCTTCGTCTGGGTGTTCAGATCGGCAAGCGTGTCGGAAAGAAGAGCGGCCTGCTGTGCCATCTTCCGGTACTCCTCGGTGTCCTGTTTCCCTTCCAGGCGCAGGCGGGCCATGTTGTCCTGAAGCTCGCGCAGCTGCAGGGAAAGGCGTTTGCCGCTCTCACGCACCTTCTCCTGTTCCGCCTGGAGGCCCTGCAGCGCAGCCTTCTCCTCCTCAAGCGCACGCTTCGCGGCGTTCAACTCATCCAGGGCAGCCGATTTCGCCATACCGGGAGCGGCTTTCTGGTAGGCTTTCTCCAGGGACTTGATATCGCTCTCGATCTGCCCGATGACTTCCTTCTGCTCCCGGATCCTGTCGGCCAGGCTTTTGCTCCCGGCAGCGGCGCGTTCCTCCTCCAGGCAGATGCGGCTGTACTCCTCCCGGAGGTTACGCACGCTTTTCTCCGCCCCGCGGTGCTCCTTTTCAAGTCCTTCAAGGGCAGCGCGCTCCTCCTCCAGCACCTTGCGG